ATCGGCGGTGAACGTGTCGAATTCTTATCCATCTTCCTTGCTTTCTTGATAGCACTGGTACCCACAGTGCTTTTCCTGTATTGTTATGTTGACACCTGGTGTGGTGGTCCAGGCATCTGGAGCACCTTTGTACATAGGTTTAGGATGTTCCTTGCTCGCAGGCGCGTTAAGAGGGCCGCCTTTAGGGTGCAGGAAGGGGTTAGTCGCAGAGCACAGAAATACATATCCCGCCTGGCTGAGCTCGATCTCGGTAGAGAGATGGACAATGAGGATTGGGATATGGATTTCTTCTGCTGCGCTTACCGGCTCAGTCGGATGGCCAGACAGGCACTACACTTTCCAAAGTGTTCTGATGCTAACAAGCGTGTAGTGTCTGATTGGATCCAGAAGCATTGGCCGGAGAACATGCGTCCGTCACATAAATTACGGGTCCTGCCACTTGCTATCAATCTCAGCTTCGTAAGAAGTTCTCATGAGATTTCCAGCGACGTCATTATGCAACTTTTTGACCACATGGTCGATGTTGCATAGTGGTGCCGCGTTGTTCTTGATGGTGTTGAGGCTGAGGTAACTCTCAGCCACTCCAACATCAAGGTGCTGTGCAATGCGGGCTTGATCAAGATTAGGAAAGCTTTTGGATATGTCAGCGGGAATATTGGGCATAATATTTTCTTTTACAACAACACACTCTCAGTGGTGCTTCGAGCTCTCACAGAGCGCCTTTACTATGTGAAGGGACAAGATGGGTTTATTCCTTGTCCGAAGCCCACGCTCAGCTTTTCCACCCTCTCGTATTTCATTCGTCAGGCCAAGCGTAATTTGCCTGCACTTCCACCTGTATGGACAGCTTCCGAGTTTGTCCAGTCATATACAGGATCGAAGTACAAGCGCTACGATGCGGCCAAGAAGAATTTGGACATCCGCGGTCCAAAACGGTCTTTCGGCTACTGGAAGACATTCATCAAAGCTGAGTTTTATGATGGCACAAAGAAAAGCAACCCGTGTCCACGTCTGATTCAACCACGGAGTCCTGAGTATAACATTCTGGTGGGGCGCTATCTTAGGCCCCTCGAGAAGCTATTGTACAAATCCATTGATCGTTGCTTTGGTCATCATGTGGTGCTGAAATGTGATAATCCTTGGCAGCGGGCTGAGACCATCAAGAAGTACTGGGATGAGTTTGATGCCCCAGTTTTTGTTGGCCTCGATGCCTCGCGCTTTGATCAGCATGTTTCAGCAGAAGCATTGGCCTTTGAACACTCAATGTACAATAGTGTTTTCAAGTCTGCCGAACTCGCCGAGTATTTGACCTGGCAGATTGACAACATTGGGTTTGCTAATGTATGTGACGGTTCAGTACGCTATACATCAGACGGCGTACGGGGATCTGGCGATATGAACACTGCTATGGGCAATGTGTTCCTGATGTGTTCCATCACACACAACTATCTGCGCCAGTTACCCTGCAAGTGGAGGTTCATCAATGATGGTGATGATTGTGGTATTTTCCTTGAACAGAGAGACCTCCACCTGTTGGACAGCCTGCCAGAACACCACCTCCAATTTGGATTTGAGATGGAGGTGGAGCCCGCTGCCTACGTGTTAGAGCATGTAGAGTTCTGTCAATCAAGGC